GCACAAGTTATAGTAGATAGTCCAAATTCACTAGCAGGAATAACTGAACCAGTTGCTACGACTTTAGTTAAATCAACAAGTGCATCAACCACATACTCATCACCGACTGCTCTAGGATTAGTATATCCTTTATGGTCTGCTAAAACTGTAACTGTAAATTCTAGTGCCAATTAAATCACCTCAAACTAGGTTTGTAATCTTGCCTTGTCCTCTAAAGTATGAACAACCAGTCTCACCAATGGTTCGGTAAAGTGCTTGGTTTCCTAGAGTTCCAACACCGAATGGGTTTCCGTTACTAATACCATCTTCAAAGTATTGAGTTGGTTTCATAACAGATAGCCATAGATGGTCAGTATCTAGAATCAACATATCGGAAAGTCCAGTAGATAGAGAGTGGTGCTTTGTTGATGGCATAGCCGCAACAGGAATTAGTGGGATATCGTAATAAGTAGAAACTCTAAATCCGACTTCTTGACCCTTTACACCACGAACACCATTTACAGTTGGCACAATTTCTTTACCATCCATGAATCTTTCTTGTGCTTGTAGCAAATCACTTAATGTTTGTAGAGTATCATATCCAGTTAGTATAACCTTTGGAGAACCACCGTTTTGTCGAATTTCTCTTAGAGTTTGGTTAATCAAACTTAGAGTCAAAGACCTTTGGCCACTTGCTGAGTAAGTTCCGTCATTTACAACTGCATTCATAAAAGAAGAAGTTGTAGCGGCTCTATCACTGTTACCGAATAGAGTAGAAGTTTCTGCTTTTCCATTTGCTGTATTAGTATCGTTAAATGTTCCATTAGCAATCAAGTCGTTTGCTTTCATGTTTTGTAGTTCTGCGTTGCTTGAAACAATCTTTAGTAGAGAAGTATAGTTTCTCTCAATTGTTGAAACACTAGAAGAAATACCACCATCAAAGTCATATGCTTCTAGAGGCATAACTAGCATTTGGTTTTGAACTTCAGCGTGATGCTTACCCATATCTTCACGCATTTGCGCTCTAATATCTCCAATACCATCATCAATTTGTGCCATTTCCATAGCAAGTTCAGAGAACTCGAATTGATGAGCAATAATCTTTGGACTTGTAAATAGTGTAGAATACTTTGGTGCAATAGAAAACAATCCATCAGCATTAGTTCCTAGTTTAGCGTTCTCCGGAACACCACCAATCAAATCTGCTCTAAGTGAACTTGCTCCAATAAGTGCATCAGAGTTTGATGCTGTAGAATCAAGGTCAATAGATAGTGAATTTCCACTACCACCAGCAGGTCTTTCTACCAATACTCTCCAACCGCTTGAAACATAAGGCCTCTTTGAAATAACAGAAAGTGCATTACATTCTCTGTTTAGCATTGACCAAACCTTTTGGCCAAATACTCTATTATACAAAGCGGCTGTATCTCCAATAGTGGCAGTTCCGCTTCCTACGCCTAGTGTGGTATCGTGGCCAGTATGTAGTGCTTGAACTGCACCACTTTGCTTTAGCAATTGACCGCTAATTCCTGATATTCCATATGTTTGTCTTTCTAAATCTGCTATTGTATTAATATATCCTGTCATCTTAATAACCTCCTACCATTTTGTGAATGTCTGACCAATCCATTTCAGCCAATTCATCCATACTTGGGAGTTCTGCTACAGCCGCTTCTTGTGCCTTTAGTATAGTTTCTTTTTCAGCAGTCAAAGACTTTCTTAGTTGAGTAAATTCATCCTTAAGGGATGCAATCTCGGCTTGAGCATCATATTGTGACTTTGCCAAAATATTTTCTCGGTTTGCTTTTTCTGCATTAAATCTTGCACTAAATTGCTTTTCTAGATTATCTAGAGCAATCTTTTCTAGTTGCTCTTGTCGGAAAGACTCATATGCTTTCTCGATATTTAGATTAGAAAGATTTAGTGTATCTAATTCATCATTGTTAAATGCTTTAACAACTGGAAGTCCACTTGGTTTAGGATTACCATTATCAATAACAATTCTATCAGCAGGTTCGCCAATTTCGACTCCTGCTCCATCTAGTGTTGAGACAACGGCTTTTTTGTTTTCCATGAGTTTCTCATAGTCGCCACCTCTTTCCATGTCATCCATGTTTTCCATTTCATCCATGTTTTCCATCATATTCTCATCTTCCATAGACTCCTTCATGGATTCTTTAGTTTCATCCATCATTTCGGTGTCCATCATTTCGGCCTCTTCTTTTCGTAGCGTATTGACTTGCTCCATTAGAGTGTCAAGTTCCGCCAATGCTTTTTCTAACTTAGTCATTTTATTCACCTGTTTTTCTTGCTTTAAAATATCAAATCTTGCTTCGGGGTTTATTCCTTTTTCACAAATTGTTACCTCATGCAATTCAAGTTTGCTTATTTCGTTATAATCACCTAACTCCGGATGACTTTTCTTTACTTTTTGTAACGCCTGTCCTCCTATGCTAAATGACCTTAACGAACCTTTCCTTACGCCTCTTCCTATTTCTTTGGCTTTTTCTATATCATCTCTTAATTTAATTACAACGAAGAATCCAACATCATCCACTTCTGTTTTCCACAATCTCCCCGTTTTATCTCTGTATGATTTTACTACTTCTCCGACTTGAACATTTGAGTGATTTGTCATTACATTTCTAAATTTAGGATTTTGCATATATTTTGCTACTGCTTCTTCTAAAGCCTTTAATGTAATTAAATCGTTTTGTTTATCTACGATTTCTATGCTTGCATATCCTCCAATCATCAAGTCTTGATTACTTTTTAAGATGGTAAAGTCATTGGCTCTATTACTTATCACCGCAGAACTCATACCTCTCATTTCAAGGTTTTAATTCTTTCACTATATAAAGAACACGGTATTTTCGATTTAGTTTGGTAATTTAACAGAACTAAACTTATCCTCATAAATGTCCCAAATTCCTTCATCTCCTTCTTTATCAGCAGGTTTCTGTTCATATCCAGTCCACGCCAACCACATCTTCTTATCTTTTACCGGAAGATACCTAATATGTAGTTTAGTTTCAAATTTATTACCTTCTAAGAAGTATTCATGGTAGCCATTTCTTTGAATACCTAATTTTATTTTTCCATAATCAATGGTTTTTTGATTCTGCACATTTTCTGAAACTTGAGCAGGGTATTTTCCTGCCGCACCAAATAAATCAAATAACTCTTTTTCATCATCTATTTGTATAGTCCAATGTAAATTTTTATCTTCTAGTCTAATAGAGAACTGTATATTTTCATCTTCTCTAAGTGATATCTTAAATTCACCTTTTCTATATTTTTCAGGAGTTTCATATTTTTTAATTTCATCTGTTCCAAATTTAAATTCGGGGTCTGCTTTTATTTTGTTACTTAATCCTTCTAATATGGGTTCTCGTTGAACAGCCCAGTCTCTTAGTTTAC